CTATGCTTAATGATCCTCTAGCTCTTGCATTTGTAAAATAAAGATTGCTTGAACCCTCACCAATATCATCGCTATCAAAAGTATGTGATCCGCCTAGAGATATAGCTTGAGAATTTATAATTACGCTTGAATTTGCAAGCTTGCTGTTTGCTATAGAGCCACCAAGCATAGCGTTTGTGATACCGCTTGCTTTAACTCTTAAAGTATCTGAATTGATTTCTATTGAGGAATCATCAACACTTACTGCTAAAGTTACATCACCTGAAGTTCCGCCGCCTGTAAGACCATCTCCTGCAACAACGCTTGTTATATCAGCAGAGTTTGTATTTGCAATTGTTAATGTACCTGCTGCATCATCATAAGAAAGACTTATACCGCTTCCTGCTGTGAGTAAGGAATTTACCTGATCGTCTACTCTTTCATTAGTAAAATATTTATTGCTTGATCCCTCACTAACAGAATCCGTATTAAATGATATATTTGCTGTACCATCAAAGCTAACACCATTTATTGTTCTTGCTGTTGCTAATGCAGTTGCAGTAGCACTATTGCCAGTTATATTGCCTGTAAAACTATTATCTGTTGTAAGACTAATACCTGTTGTTACCCATGCATCATTAGCAGCATTTCTTATTTTTAAAGTATTAGTTGATGTATCTATCCATATTTGTCTAGCAAAAGTTGTACTTGGTGACGATGCATTACTATTATTTGTAACAATAGCCAATAAAGCATTGTTTAAGTCTGCTCTAAATTCGCTTCCAATTTGGTTAGCTATGTTGTAATCATGTGTTGCCATATTCTGTCCTCTTCTTTATTGTAGTCTTTTAGCTGTTATTTTGTAATAAAAATATTTCATTATTGGGTATTATCCATAAAAATATATAGCGATTGATATGTTGAATTAAGTTTTGTAATCCATCTTACTCGCCATTTAACTCTTCTTGTATTTGATCCTGAAGTTGGTAAACCTGTAATTGTGCCATTGTAAACAAAGATGTAAGTTCTAAAAGTACCTGCATCCATTGTAACATTTTGTATACCGCCTTGTGCTTGCACATAAGATGATCCATTATCAACGCTATACTCTAAAATTCCATTAGTACAATCACCATAAACTCCTGACCATATTGCTTGATATTTTGCATTATTCCTTACATTTTCTAAATCAATTTCTAAATATGTTCCAACTGTGTTTGTGTTAGATGTAAAATCATTTGACCCTCTTTGAAAAGCACTACCAAATACTGATAAAGGTACTGCTACTCCATCATGTGCCAATATATCTGCTGATACATTTCCAAAGTGCTTTACATTTAAAGTATCAACATTAATTCTTGCAGAATCTAAAGTATCAGAAGTAATGCTATTTGCACTAAGGTTAGATACTTTTGCATCGGTAATAGCATTATCTTGAACATCTGCTGTTTTGATTGGTTCATCGCTAACTGTAAAGGTTAGCGTAGTAGCTGCTGATTCTACTCCAATAGTGTTTATAGTTGTTACGGAAGCTACATAGTTTGATCCTATTTTTATAAAATTTAAATCGATTTTTGTATCACTTACAATTCTGTTATGTATTTCGTTGCCACTAGCATCAACAATGGCAACTCTAAATTCTTTTGATGGATAGGTTGTTGGATTGCTCCAAGATAAAAATGGTCTACCTGTTGAGCTTGCATTAGTATCTGTAAAAGCTAAAGAAGTGACTTTAGCTGTTTCTGTGCCTGTAGGTATAAGTGCTTCTTCACCAACATTTTCAGCAGGTGGTGTATCTGACCAAGTATAAATATCAAAATATTCTAATGCTTGTATGCTTACTAATCCATTGTCTAATAAATTTATTGTTTCTATTCTATATGCAGCACCTGATAAATTATAAGGACTGTAAGTTATTGTAACTACATCTCCTGCTGTAAGGTTGAGCAATCTTGGAGTGCCTACAAAACTTATTGTTTTTTGCCTTCTGCTTCTCTCTAATATAGCTTTACCCATGTTAAAAGCATTATAAGGATTTGTTATATATTGAAATTCTGCTGTAGTTTCTAACTCTTCACCGCCGTCATCATTTTTATAAGTTGAAGTGCTATTGTTATGAAATACAGTTTTAGTATCGGCTTCATATTTCTTTTGTGCATTAAAAAATTGCACAACAACTTTATTTAATTTATCAGCTTTATCCTCATAGCGTATATTAATGCCCTGATTAATTATATGGTCATCTGTAATACTAAAAGATGAAGATGCTGCATCCTCTACTAGCACACTATATTTACCATTAACATAGTTTAAAAAACCACGCATATTGGATAATAAGTCTCTAGCATTATCTAAAACAGTTTCATTAGTATCTAAAACACCATCACATTGCAATCTTCTTGTTTCTGTTAATACGCTGCCAGTTTCGTTGTTATACATAAACTTACCAACAGCACTACCGCCACCATTTCCTGTATCAGACGAATTAGCTAAAACAGTTTCTAAATTAAGATTTGTTGCTTCAATAGTAAAAGTGTTTGCATCTACAACTGTAGCAATCGTATAGCCTTTGTTTAAAACTATTGTTGTAATATTTCCACCAAGACTTGTTGCACCTGCAAAAAGCACTCTATCATTAGCAGATGCACCATGCGAAGCGCAAGAAACAGTAAGTGTTGCGTCTCCATTTGTAGCAGAAAATGTTACGCTTTTACTTACTTTTTCTGGTGGCGTATCATCTATATATATTCTAAAATTTGTATTTTTTGTATGTGGCGTAAATCTTTGTGAATCAACTACATTGTTTTGATTTAAGATTACTGAACCACTACTATCTTTGACGCTTAATAATTCGCCACCTTTAACTTTTTTCCAAGTAGCTTCATCTACAGTTATAAAATTATCTTCAACATCTGCTGAAAAAGTAGCAGAAGCGTACGAGCCACTATAATCAGGAACATCAACTACTGTATCTGCTGTGTTAGCTGCTGTTTGAAAAGACTGTAAATCTATTAACGAAGCTGCTAAACCCTTTCCATAATCTTGATGCATATAGTCAAGAAGCGACAAAGCTGCATTATTAGACCACTCATAAGTTGTTGAATCAGCAATTCTATGCGATCCTGTGCCACCTGTTATTGAGCCATCAAGCCTTGGATCATAAAGCTTTCTACCTTTTACAACTACAGTTATTTCTGGAACTGAAGTAAACATACCTTTTTCATCATATTGAAAAGATGCAGCAATATAAGCAATACCTCTCAATCTATGACTAGCAAAAAATTTTGATGGTTGTGATGCAACAAGCATAGGATCGGCAGTTTGATCGTCTGCTCCATGATGAGCATTAAATACCATTCTATAGATTTTTGCTGGATCAGTTCCAGACCTACCATCACCTCTAAAGCTTCCTGAGGAAGTACCAATCTGACTAGCAGTATTTAGTGATCCTGCGCCACTAGATACTTTATCTGATCCTGTATAGTAGCCATCTTTAAAAACTGTTGTATCTGAAATTGGTACACCATTAACCTCTATTGTGTCCAATTCAATAGAATCCACCTCACCCAAACATAGACCATAAACAATAAATAATTCTTTTGAGTTGCCTGCATCCGTGTCCATATAAAGAAGTGTTGAGCCAACTCTTCTTCTCCCATAAATAATTGGAATTTTGCCACCTTGAGCAGTTTTAGTAGCTAGTATATCTTGACCTTGATCTTTGAGTTTTTGTACAGTTCTATAATTTTTTACACCTGTTACAACTGTTACTATGCCAAAAACAATATCAAAAGCTCTTTTTAAAATCTTTTTAGTAGCAGCTTCTAATAATGGCATTTAACTTCCCCACCTAATATTTGCTTTTGTCACATGAGCATATTCAAGACCTCTATCTCCTGAAAACTCTAATTGTTGAGATTCATCAGTAAAATGTCTACCTTTTTTTAAGTTCCAATTTGACCAATGATTTGAGCAGGTAACAGTAATTTTAGATTCTGAACTAGATTCATTTACCTCAACATTTTTAATGTTGCCAGAAAAGTATGTAAGTGCATCAATAAAGGTTTCGTTACTGTCAAAAAAAGCAAGATAGATATTGACTGTATTATCAATATAGTTTTGGTCGTCAAAAACAGATATAAGTGTTGAGTTAATATTTGACAATTCTATAGATGTTTCTTCTACTTTAAGCTCTCCTGTTTCTGGTGTTGTGCTTACAGAAATAATTTCTCCAGAAGATGTATAAGTGTTTGAATCATAAGTTACATCAAATTGATTATCGGTTAATCTAAATACTGTTGATGTATTTATTTCAAGCAAAAAGCAAAATGTATTAGTCGGATTTGCAAGTTGCGTAAGTAATGATGAACTTAAATTTCTTGACATTATTCAATGCACTCTCGCAAAGAAAAGGTTATTGAAAATAATCCAGAAGCATCTGTTGTGTAAAGAACATCGCTATCAAGATAGACTTTAAAGTTTGGTTGGTCTACTGTTACCGCTTCGCCGTTTGCAAGTGTAGAAATTATACTTGGTGATATTGTAACTGTTGCATTGCCACTACTATCAGATGTTAAATCTGCTTCAACCATATATATCTTTGTATGATTAGCAAACTTTATTAAATCGCCTGCTTTAAGAACATTAGATGTTGAAGCATCAAAACCAGATAGTGCAATTGTATTATCGCCAACACTATGAGAGCCATTAACTACAATATCTGTTTGTGTTCTATTTGCACCCCTGTTTGTAATTGGATATGTAAAATCAAATTTATCAAAAGAGTTTTGCTGTTTTTTAAGAAAAGCAAAAACATCCATTGCATCATCTTTTGATAAAGGTGGTAATGAAATATCTAATAAATAATATTGTGAGCCATATTTTCTAGTAACTCTTTTACCAGATACAGATTGATTGATAAGATTTGGTCTAACATCTTGTAATGATAGACTGCTAGGTTTTATAGTTGTTGGAAAAGTACCTGCCATTATACTATCCCCATTTTACCTCTTGAGTTATAAGCCTGATTTACCATGCTTATAATCATGTTTTTTCTAGTAGCAAGCAATTCATCAAAACCTGCTGCATCTACTGTAGATATATTAAAGTTTACAGTAGCACCCATGCCTTGTCCTTTTGTGTGATCTATAACTGTTTCGTTCGGATGTAGTATTGCAGGGAAGCCACCA